AAAAGTTTTGACCAGTGTATTGCTCTATTTGCTTGCGAGCATATCTTTCTGCACGTACAAGTTCTTTATATGATTTGTATCCTGGGTCTGAAGAATCTGCGCTAAAACCTAAATCTTGTACGTGATTAAAGTCTACATAAGGAGTTACTACATATACCTCATCAGCCCTAACTACCGATGTAGAGCCAATCGTATAGTACCACTCTAGCCTTAAAGTTCTATTTCGATTTGTATATTGATATGGAACATAAACTACATATGTTCCAGGATTATTTTCATCTGCAGATGTAGATAAAATTTGAAGTGGAGTATTTGGATTAATGGCTGGATCTACTGCAGGGTCAATTGTTATATCATACAATTTAACCGTAGGTAAAGTATCCAGAACAGTTATATCACCGTTCCAAAATACCTGATGTGTAATCGGTGACTGACTATTAATTAATATCTCTGCCATTTAATAGGCTTAGATTAGTGGTAGAACTCCTGAACCTCTTTAGGGGTTGCTAATCTAAAACCTGCCTCCTTGTCAAAAATTGCTTGGGCTTGTTCTTTATTCATAGCAATATATGGATGCTCTTTCGTAAATGTAAACCCTTGAATGTCATAACGGAAATTATCTCTTTCCATTTTAACTAAAACTGTATCTTCTGGTTGCTCCTTTTTAGGATCAAACTTAGGAAGAACTTCTACTGACATGTCTTCTGCCTCTTCTAAATCGTTTACGGTCTTTTGATATACCGCCCAGGTGACTCCCTCTTCTGAGAGCGCTGCAATTATGTCTGTTTTATTTTTTAAGCCGTCGATTTCAACTCCGAAGTCCTCGGCTACCTTTTTTAGTTCAGATACTTTTAATGTCTCAAATGACATGTAAATCTCCTTATTCTCGTCAATCAATTATAGCATTAAGAAATTTAAATGAAAAGCCCCCCAAAAATTAATTTAGGGGGCTTTTTTGCAGATCTAAATCCTATAAATTAGGAAGCGACCTTAACGTTCTTAACAACTACCCATGCGTCTGCTTGCTCGATCTGAACGCCTACACGAGTATACATTGTGTACTCGATAGAGTCCTTACGTGGCCAGAAGAAACGGTAAACTGTAACGTCACGCTTGATACCAATAACTACGTTATTTGGGAATGTCAAGTGGATGTCACCATGTGAACCTGATGCGCCTGTGTAATCACCAGTTTGTGTTTCTGGAAGAAGTGGAACTTCAACAATCGGAATACCGAATGCGAATGGAGCCACATAGCCAGATGGACCACCTAGTGGTGCAACATCTCCACGGATAATGCTTGAAGCGATATCTTGTGGAATTGTCTGGTTAGTTCCAATGCTATTTGCGTACAGGAAGTCCTGAATCAAATTGGAACCCGCAAGGAAGCGAAGGTCTGTACGACGTTGCTTGTACTTACGTGGAAGAGCCTTAAGGGCTGAGTTGAAAGCTGCACGAGATACGTTAGCACCTGCTGCATCTACAACATGACCATAAGCCTTAGATTTTGCAACAACGCCCTGGAAAGCTGACATTAAGCCAGAACCAGAACCTGTTCCATTGAGGACTACGTCTTCAATGTCGTTACCTGCCTGTGTTGCCATCATGCGGGCAATATGATCTTCGAGATCAGCACCTTCAATATTATCTTCAAGAGATTCTGTTGAAAGCTCCCAATCCAAGCGAAGTTTCTTTGTCGTTAGAGAGATCTTTGAGAATGTGACTGCTGCGTTTGTTGCAGTGTTATCTGCTTCTGCTGCGACTGTCATGAGACGTTCTCCGACACCAATACGATCAATTTCGGTGGTGTCTGACTTCATGCGGACAGTACGAGCCACCTTACCAATTACAGTAGAATCAAACATGTAATCCAAGAATCGAGATGATTGCTCTGGATTTAGGATACCACCGTTGCCAGCTTCAGATGCACGATGTACGCCTGTTCCACCTGTTGTGGAAGCAAATGTACCGCTTGCAGACTGACCGACACCAGCGATAGTTGTATTAGTTGCAACTGCTTTTTCTAGTGTTTCATTGCTCATTGTTATATTTTCACCTACCTTTTCAGTTAAAAAGTTCGTTTACGGAACCGAGGAAAGAACCGTTCCATTTTGATTTGGATTTTGTTATTACTTCCTGAGACCCGCCAAGGTCTGAGGACTTCTTAATTGCAGTCTCTGATTCGACTGCTACGACACGCTTCTCTACGCCATCAATCGTGCCCTTGATATCTTCTACAGCCTTTGAAAGTGCTGCATGTTGTTCTGCCAATTCTGAAATTCGAGTATCTACGCTCTTGCTAAAGGTTTCAACAGTTTCTTTAATTGTTGTAACCTGAGCTGCGTTTGCCTCAGATGCCTTTGCAAGTGTATCTGAGAAGAATCCCTTAAGATCACCGAGCATCTTTGCAAAATCAGGTTCATCAACCTCAACTTCTGATACGTCGGCTGCTTTTTCCAGAGTTTCGGCAGGAGCGTCAACAGCTGGTGCTTCCTCAGCAACAGGTGCTTCTTCAACAGCTACTGCTTCTGCAGGTGCTGCTTCTTCAACAGCAGGAGTCTCTTCGACTACTACGTTTTCTGTGTTTTCTGACACTTCATTACCTCCTTCTGCGTTTGCCTGTTTTGCAATTGTTTGTGTATCAGGCAACGGTAATCTTGATTTCTTAAATGAATCAAGAATCTTATCTATTTCTTTCGCTTTGTTAACATCATTACTCTCAACCCATCCGATTAATGTTGCAGGCTTACCTGTAACTGGGGAGTCATAAGATGAATCTGTAGAAATGAATACTGAATCAGAATCTTGGCAATAAAAAATATTTTCTGTTACAGTCTCTGCTGCCATTCCTTTAAACATAAGTTGTCCATTCATTTTCTGAATTGACAATATGTTGCAAAGCTCGTTAGCTGGAGAATCTACTACAGATAACTCCATAAGAGCATATTCCTTAATGAAGCGAACTGGCTTACCAGTTGACTTGTTAACTTCATTTTCTGAATCAATAATCTTTCCGCCAATTGAGAAACCTTGTAAGGTTCCATCCAAAATCTTTTCCCATGTGTCTTGTGCGCCTTTTGAAATATATGCATCTACATATACACCACTGTAAAATTGTTTTGTCATTGGATCATAATAAGTTTCTGGTTTAAATGAAACCATTTTACCAACTGCTGTTGGTCCATGCATTTCACGAATGTTTCCACGGAAACTTTCAAAAGCTTTCATGCTTGCTTCTGATGTGACTACGTCACCTGTTTGATCTAAATTATCTAGTGTGGCAAACCCAGAAACTGTGCGCTTTTCACGATTGACTTTAGTGAATGGCACAGATAAGTTGATATTATCGCCATGAGAGGACCACAAAGATTTTTCAATATTCATATGCTTTATTTTATAGTGTTATTTACTATAACGCAAATAATAGTTGAGCAGGACTACTCGACTTGTCTTCCGTCCCCTTGAGCATTTCTGCCCTCCCCAGAAATATCTGGTGAATTTGCAGCCCTTTCAGAATCTCTAGTTCTGGTCTGTCCTGCCTGGGATCTAATTTCTGCCTGCTGTTGTGGCTTCAATACTACGACCTCATCGCCACTATCTAGAGGAACCATGCCTTTTCTAATACGAACTTCATTTGGAGTAATTACCTGCATTCTCAAATAACGCTCATCAATCTTAGATTGGGTATCCTCATCTGTGAGAGACAACTCATTAAATTTAATTTCAAGGGCGTCTGTCATTTCGCTAATAATTCTATTTAATTTCTTTTCTAGATTTTCCTGTGCTGGACGACATACCTGCTCTTTAAATGTCTTATCGGCATCTCTTGCTGCCGCCAAATTAATTCCTTCTGGGGTTCCAATTTTATTTATTGGAGTTCTATGGGCCATTAGAATTTCATCACGGTTCATCTTACGATATGTATTAAATGATGAATCCTGAGTTCCAGCCTCAACTGGTTCCATCTTAAATTCAACCTTTGAATCTGGTGAATCTGGAGGAAGTGGAATATAAAGAGAACGATGGTTCTTGCCCTTTAATCCAACCTGGAAAAATTCAAGAAGCTTGCGTTCTGATTCTGTTGAAAGCTTTGCACCCTTAACAGTAATAATATATCTTGGGACTGCCTTGTTCTCAAAGTAATCAAGGTTATACTTTCCAGCAAATTCATTTCCAGCCATAGAGTTTGCGGCTGCTACGATATCTGGAATTCCATAATAGTTATTTTGTGGAGTGTATTTCTTTACATGAATAATTTCATTTGGTCTATCTAATCCGCCTGCAATTGGGTTAGGAGTTTCTTGATCTCCAAAGTTGCGGAAGAATACGGCCTTGCCGTATAGTAATTGAATAAAGCCATCACGCAAACGACGCACACGCATTGTCTTTGCTGGGATATGTCCGATATATCCGATCTTTCCAGAAGTTGTACGGCCTATTTCAAGATAGCCGTTTCCTGTTGCTTCAACATCTGTATAAAATTTAATTAAAGTCTCTTTAAATGTTTCTTCTTCGTTGCAATCTTCTAACCACTGATTTAGATCTTGACGAAGTCTATTTAGCTTTCTACGTGCCCGCTCAAGTTGCATATCGCTATCAATTCCATCCATAGCCTCAACTGTTTTGCGTGTTTCAATAAAATCAAATCCAAGTCCTACGATATTTGCAACCTTAGCATTTACAGCAGAATAGTTATATGGATCTACTTCGTAAACCTGAGATAGATATTCCATATTGTACGGTGGCTCGACAAGGTCGAACATAGCGTAGCCAGTAATTGCTTGCTGTAACAAATTCTGTTGTGTAGCAGTTCCATCAATGCCTGTAAATCTTTTTTGAATGTCACGATTCATCTTACGACGGAATGTAGGAGAAAGTCCTGCAACCTTAGTTAGGTCTTCACCTTCTACTTTAAATGGGTCATTAGTCTTTTGAATTACTGGACTATGAAATTTTACCCAGTCTGCAGCATTAGAGATTTCAACCTCTTGGCTATCGTTATCTGCAATATAATCTGACATTACTTTCCTGCCTTTTTAATTTCGTCCTTATAGTTTCCAATATCTAGAGGATCTGGAACTAGGCCCCATTCTAGTCTTTGCTTCTGATGTTCAAATTCTTCGTCATCAATCTTTCGACGGCCTGACAAGAACTTTGGCTGTCCCTCATAAATACCATATGAGCGAACTGCGTTTGCAAGGGCATCGAGCTTTGCTTTGTTACCCTTCATGGAAGTGACAGACAGATAATTTCCATCATCGTCGCCAATCCATCTTCCGTCTGGCATTTCCCAGACATATATACCTAGGCGGGTCTCTTCTTCTACGCTAGAATATTTAATCTTTCCGTTATCCATTGTTTTTATTTTACCACTCTTTACGGTCTAAGTCCAGCTTTTTGTCAGACTAATTTACAGATTATACTGATTGTAACACTATCCAGTCGTTATTGTAATATTCTACCGCTTGTTCTGTCAGGGTAATGGCAGATTCTATGATAGTTTCGACTGGCTTTCCTGTATATAACTCAAAATGGGTCTCTACTTCCTGTGCAGTAAATGCCTTTTCATATATGGCTATGTTCTTAAACTGCCCCTGAATTCCACCGTATAAAGAATAATTAAATGTAAGATCGCCAGAAATAGGAGAAGCATATTCAATAACCACATGGTGTGGCTGTCCCAGCACAAAAACGTTGGACACATTTGTTTGGGATGTCTTATCTACATTATTTACATATATTTTAGATATATTAGACTTTGAGATTGTTCCTGAATTCCGCCATGAAAAATTAGAGGCGGTATAGCCATTTGTAGATGTAGATGATACAAGGCCTGAGTCATTATATGAATCTGGGGTATAAAAGAATTCTAGGGTCTGAATATCCATTTGTGTACTCAGAACAAATCCTGAGTCCGCCTTACATTTAATTCCATTCATAGCATTTCTGGAGAGTATTGGATAATTTAAAGATCCTAAATAATAATCTGTAGTAGAGGTAATCTTGTCTCCAAAATTGTCTGCAAATATCGTTCTGTCTGAATAAAAGGTTACACAGAAAAATGATAGCTTTGGAAGGAATTTACTAGCATCTGTTGTAGACATAGTAATTTTAATATATACCTTGCCGCTAGAATCAAATGAATCTTTTGTATATTGAGGCAAAGGCTGTCCATTAGTGCATGCCACCCAAGTTGTACCATTTACGCTTGACTCAACTGTAATTCCAAAATCGTTTCGCCATTCCACCTTAGAAGTAGTTAATCCAATTTCTAGCGGGATTAAAAAGAAATCTTCTATAATAAATGTTTTAGATTGTACGGTATCTGTTTCATAAAACGTTATATATTTTCTATTTGAATCGTAATATGTATTTTCATCTAAGAATTGAGTCCATGGCTTATTTACTGGATATGAATAATCAAACGGGGCACGAATATTTGCATCTGTGCCTGTAAATAAAATTCCATTATCTGGATATACAATATGGATAGGGGATACTGTTACGTTTCCATCTATAT